GGAACAAGTCCGGAAGCAAGAGCTAAGATGGACGCAGTATTCGCTCTATGGTTTGAAGGTACTATTTCAATCGTAATGGGCGGAAGAGGATCAAAGTTGCGCGGCCCTGGTGGTAGATTCATGAAAATGCCTTAATGCCATACTTCACAGAACCTGAACAGCTTTTAGACTTTGTGTACGCACTATTCAATGACGATAAGGCGGCACTTGGCATTCAGTACGTTGGTTACTCTGATGAGAACATTCTGCCAAAGTACCCGGCTGTGGTGGTTTCAATCGGAGTACCCGTTCAACGAGAGCTATATGCCACTCGTACGTTCAGCCTAGAATTTCAGTTACAGGTAATTATTTACCACGCAAGAGTTACAGCTAGTCACAAGACACGGACAAAGGAGGATATGCAGATTGCCGCTAGAGTCAGGAACAAGCTGCATACAGACTACACGCTAGGCGGCGGTGTTATCTTTGGATTTGTCCGTTCTGAACGTCCGGGGGTTGTCGCCAATGCAAAAGGACAAGCCACGGTTTCGACAGTTATTACATGGTCTGGAAGTAGTAGAGCACCACTTTAACGGGAGGGGCAATGATCGAAGTAAAGATTGACCATCCAGAATTTCCAAAGGACATGGAATTTGATTTGGGTGGAATTCTTGCACTAAACGGCAAGGCAGTGAAGTTAGATGAGGATGCAGAGCTAGCTTTCGTTGCTAGGCATCGACAGTCCGTTAAGGACAAGTTGGCAAACAACGAGTACATCACAGTTTCAGGTACAGCTAAGTACGGGCCGTCAGAAGTAGAAAAGATGTTCCCTGAGCCTGACACTGAACAACCGGAACTAGACGACGTTGTAGCACCTGAGCCAATTTCAGTAGGGGGTGAAAGCTAAATATGGCAACAACGCCAGGACTAGGCGGTGGAGGCTCAGTCGGCCTTGCATTTGAAACTACGATGGGTACGTATATTGCTCCGACTATCTTCGTTCCGATCATCAGCGAGAGTCTAGAGTATACGGAAGATAAGTACCTATCTGAGCAGATTAGGCAGCAGAGCATCCACAGTGAAGCAAAGCCCTCCTACTACCATGTAGAGGGTGACATCGAAATGGAAGCTGATCCTAACTTCCTACCGTATTTCCTCTACGCAGGTAGACACATCATTACCAAAACCGCTGGCCCTCCGGCTGTTTACAAGTTCGTGCCGAGTAGTGCAGGTACAGCTAGTACAGCAGCAGGAGCAACAACTCCTAAGACCCTATCCATCACCGTAGTACGTAACGGTGAGGTATTCGGTTACGTCGGTTGTACGCTAGCAGGTTTTGAGTTTAGTGTCGATACTGATACAGGCGTACTGATGTGTACTGCCAACATCTTCGGGCTTGGTGAGGCTGTTCAGGCTGATCCAGCAGAAGCTTGGGTTGCACCACTACTCTTTGGTGCCGATGCACATAGGATCGTTCTCGATACCGCTGGTGCTGCTCCGACATTTGCCGGTGCAGTAGACGTTAACCACAATGGCCTTACTTTCGGGGTTAACTTCAATGCTGAGGCACAGAACAGAGTACGTGCTGATCGGTCAGCAAGCTACATCAGCTTCGGTATTACCGAAGGTACTGTATCTGCCGAGATTGACTTCCTAACTCGCGCAGACTACGATAACTTCAAGTCTACAAACAAGCGAGCCATTCGTATGGAATCGCTAATCGGTGGTGCGACGCTAGCACTTGCAACACATGGCGTCCGTCTACAGGCAAATAACTACTTCTTCGATTCCTATAGCATTCCGCTAGAAGGGATGGGTGATCTAATCACAGCAGATACAGAAGGTAGAATGCTTGGTATCGCCGGTGGCGATGCTTACGAGGTTCACGTTAAGTCAGCGGCAGCAATCACATAGGACTAAAAATGTGCTCCCTGTCTTGGCCGTAGGACAGGGAGCACAAACTACAGGAGGTAACAATGGCAGCTATTGCAATTAACACAGGTGAGATTCTTCATCGGGAGGAACTTTTCTATCCCGATTACAATCCTTCGACTAATTTCTTTTCAACGGTATTTGACCAGCCAGGAGTTGTAGGCGTAATTGGGAGCAAGGAGGCTATTGAAGAGACTTCCCGTCTAATGGAAAGTAGAGCACATCTACAGGAGTTGCGTGTAGAGCTAGAACGCAGAGAACGACGACTACAGCGGTAGTACCACTACAGGAGAGAACAGGAGAGAGTGTTATGCCAGTTGGAACCGTAACATCAGAACCACAGCGTTTTGATCTAAAGTCGCTTCCGGGTAGTGCAGACGAAGAAGGCGGCTATATTCTTGCTCGACCGCTTCCTTACGGTATGGTGCTAGAGCGTAGGGATAAGGGTACAAAGATGAGCATGGAGCAGGAAATTCAGCGTGGCCGCAGTAAGCGATCTAGACATCAGAACGAGCCTGAAACACAGAAGATCGAACTTGAAACTCTTTCTTCGTGGACAGCACAGCACGACTTTGCCTATTGCATCGTAGATCACAACATTACAGATGCAAAGGGTGTCAAGCTGGACTTTACTAATGCAATGGCAATCAAGGCTCTTGATCCAAAGATCGGCGGAGAAATTGAGCGTATCCTCCTAGAGCTTAATGAGCCAGAGGAAGATGAAGAGACGATTGAGGATTTTACACAGTCGCATATCTCGTCTTTGCGAGAAAGTCCAGTACACTCAGCGAGTTAGACATTGAAGAATCGTTCATCGTAGATGTTAGGCGATGGATTCGTATTGCATTGCTTTGCGAAGTCACTGGTTCTTTACCAAATCCCGGTGGATTGCTACAACAGAACGCCGGACACATTTGGAGACTAGAACAAGTGTTTAGAGCAAGACACCAATACGAAAGCGATCAAATGTCACAGAAGTCCGGTGAACGTAAGAGTGATACCGAGGGACCGAAAGGTAGACACTAGTAAGTAATGGCAAGGCATCTTTCAGAAATGATGCTCATTGTCAGAGCGCAGAATCAAGCCTCTGGCGCACTTAGACGCGTAGGCCGCGATCTTTCTGCTATGGGCAGACATCGCAATCTACAGATCCAACAGCAGAAAGTACTGTTGAATCAGCAGAACCTAATGCGCCAGAGGCAGCGCGCTCTACGTGAACTCCAAAGTATCACACAGGGTTCACGCGCTCTAGGTCTACAGAGAGCGTCTGCTCAGATTGAGAAAGCACGTAATACTTTGCAGCAAAGGCGGAATCGCCTATTGCTAGATCAGCAGGGTATTGCACAGACTATTGCGAATGCTCAGTCTCGTCTACAGAGAATCAATAACGACCTCTTCCGGAACGAAACTGCACGTCTGCGGTTAGCTAACCGCTTACAGCAGGTTCAGGCACAAGAAGCAAACGCGCTTAAGCAGCGTCGCAATCTACAGGCAAGAGTAAGAAGGGGTACTGCTGATCCTGCCGGAGTAGCACCTATTACACAGGCGATCCAGGCTCTACGTCGTCAGTCTACAATTCTGGATCGTTCTCTACTGTCAAATGCAGATCGTCAGCGGGAGCTTGAACAAAGCTCCCGTTTGACGTCTAGGGCAATTGGCAACCAAGTTGCACGTTCAGCACTTCTTGGCAGACAGTGGAGAGCGACAGGAAGAGACGCTGAACTACTAGCGCAGCGTACGCAGCATGTTGCAGCACGACAACGTGAACTCGCATTACGAGCAAACGAAGTCCGAGCGCAACTTTCAGGAATCGCACAACGATACGCTATCGTCACTGCTCAACAGAATGCACTTAGCAAAGCTATCAGAGTTGAACGTTGGGAAAAGCTTTCTATCGCTGGTCGTACAATGCAGCATCTTGGCCGTGTTGGTCAGTATGCAACACTTGTGGTCGGTGCAGGATTAGGTCTAGCTGCACGACAAGCGGCAGAATTCAATAAACAGGCAACTCTCGTTGCTACGCAGGCTGGTACTGTTTCTGGGTCATTTGAAGAAGTTGCTACCAACGCAACTAAGATTGAAGCTGGCCTGCGGGCAATCTTGCCACAAACTACGGCAACGCTAGATGAACTCAACAAGTCGGCCTACGAAGTATTTTCGAGCACCAACCTTGGTTCGCAAGGTGCTAAGGGTCTAGCCGCAGGTCTGAAACTAGTTGGCCTGTTCTCTAAGGCTTCAATTGCGGGCCAAACTGATCTAACAAAGGTAACAGAAGCAGGCATCACTGTCTTTAACTCGTTCGGCAAAAACATCAACAAGATGCCGAAGATTATGAACCGCATGTTCGCTGCGGTTCGTTTCGGTCGTTTCACATTTGAGGAACTATCGGCTTCGATGTCTCAGATTGCTCCTGCGGCAGTTGCAGCAAATCAGTCTTTCGATACAGTTGCAGGTTCAGCGGCATTCCTCTCTAGGCATATTCCCGCTGTAGGCATGATGAGAGCAGCTTTTGCTCGTTCTCTAGAAATGCTCAACATGCCCGACTTCGTAGACGGAATGAAGAAAGCCGGAGTTGCAGTGCGTGATGCTAGTGGTAGAATGCGACCACTCAATCAGGTTATCGGAGATATCGTTAAGCGATTCCCCGAACTAAAAGCCGGAACAAAGGATGTTCAGTCATTCTACAAGGAAATTACAGCAGAGGGCGGTGGAGGTAAAGGCCGTGTAGGAACAATTCAGGGTCGTCGCGCACTTACCTTCTATTTCCGCTTCTTCGACCAGTACAAGAAACTCCTTGGTCAGACCATCCAGCCCCAAAACTCCTTCAACCGCGCACTTGCGGCAATGGAAACCACCACAGGGGTTAGGTGGGAGAAGTTCCTAAATCAGCTTCGCGCATTTGCACTAATGATCGGTAGTGCTGTCCTGCCAGAACTTCTCAAACTAGCGCCACACATTACAAAAATCACGGATTATCTAAGAGACATGGATGGTGCGCTACGTGGCGATATTGTGCGTTGGATTGCATACGGAGTAGCAATTACCGGAGTAGCATCTGCACTAGCTTTCATCCTTGGCCCACTTATCCGACTAGCCGCAATGCTCGGTAAGAATCGGCTTCTCTTCCTCGGCATGGGATCTGTAGCAATCGGAGTTGTAGCAGCTATTGCTCTATTGCGCGGCGAGTGGGACGGTCTTAACACTATTGTATCTGCGTTCTTTAACCTCACAGATCAAGGTGCGTGGGGTTGGGTTGCAATGTTCAGTATTGCCACTGTGGGAGCCTTTAAACTCGTAAAGGCCATTAATGCTGTAAGAACAGCGTGGATTGCATCTATGGCAGTTACTACTGCTGGAACTGCTGCTAGTAGTCTAGGTGGAATGGCAGCTATGTTCGGTAGAGGTAGAAGAATGGCTAGCGATGTCCGTGGTGCTAGCTCTATCGTTAAAGAAACTTCTCGCAATGCCGGTAAACTGCGTGGTCTACTTGCAGGTGCAGGATTAGCAGCAATGGCTATCCCTGGGCCACTGTGGATTGCAGCAGGAGCAATCGGAGTAGCAGCCGGTGGAGCCTTCCTTTGGCAGCGTTATCAGAAGTCCATCGCAAAAGATGCAGAAAGAGCACAAGCTGCTATCCAGCATACTAGAGCGACGGCGGTTGCACCACAAATTCAAGCAGCCGACTTAGGAAATCTCGGCTCTCGGATTATGGATGCTCGGAAGCTAGGAATTGAGTATAAGCGCCAAGAGCTAAATCTCAAAATGCTGCGTACTCAATTCAAAGGTGCCACTGGCGATCAAAAGAAGATGCTCGGCCTAGACATTCAGGATGCGGCTATTCGTGTAGCTGAATACTATCGCATGTGGCATGTTGCTATTGCTAAGGTAAGACAAACTGCTCCACAGTTGACGAACGCGATTAGGTCGCAAGCTTTAGTAATCCAGGAAGAAGGAAGAATTAGGTCACAGATCGTAGATGTAGAAAAGCGTCTTGCTGCTGCTCGAAAGATTGCGAACGTTCAGAGCAGGGGTAGCAACAGTATTGCTAAATCGAATGTACGAGATATTCAGCGCGAGCTTACTACTCTGCGAACACAGTTACAGCTTACAAAATCAAGCGCAGGAGCTACTGCTAATACGATCAGAAGCAGCTTCGGGAAAGTAGTCCGTGATCTACAAGCTGGTGCCTTATTGCCAAGAAAGATCCCAAAGGGTGCAATTGATGCAATGATTCAAACTGCTCTCGGTCGTGGTAGAATGTTAACCATCCCTGAGATTAGAGCAGTAATCAAAGCATATGTAGACAAGGGAGCACTAGCAAGAGCTAAGGGAGATATCCAAGCTGCGGTTAAGACTGTGAAGGTAGACCTACGTATCGCAAAACTGCAAACTAGGTCAACAAATCTACAAAAGCAGCTACGCGCAGCTATTCATGCAGGTGAAACTGGTGAAGCGGCAGAAATTAGAACGAAGCTTTCGGGAGTGAAGGAAGCGATCAAGAACGCTAAGGCTGCAAGAGCGAACATCGCTGCTACTTTCCGCAAGATTATTACTCAGCGCGTTAACGTTAAAGTCAATCCTGCGAATACACAGCCGCTTGGTCTTGCAATCTCCAATGGTATCGCTGCTGGTATTAGAGCCGGCTTCCCCAACATTGATGCAGCAATTGGAGAACTACAGGCTAAGACTCTACGAGCAGCACAATTGAAGTTTGAGGTAGGTTCACCGTCTAGACTGTTTGAGCGCGAAATCGGCGCTCCAATCATTGACGGTATGATTAAGGGTATTCTCAACAAAGAGAAGATCGAACGAGCAGCGACTCTAACTATGACGCTGTTTGCTGGTGCCTTCATGCAGAAGCGTCAGGAACTAATCGACAACAATGACAAGTTCGATCCCTTAAAGCTAGAGAAGCTAGAGCAGCAGGCAGAAGATGCCAGAGCGCGATATGGGAAGAAGAAGCGAAATATCGACTTAATCCGCGCTAAGGAGTACGAGCGCAAAGCAGCAGAAATGCGTAAGCACGCAAAGAAGCTTACAGTTGCGGATCTAATCAAGGATACCCGGCAACAGGCCAAGGAATTCAAGATTTTCAACAACGCCTTGAAGTCATTGTCTATCCGAATTCCAGCACAGATGCTAGAGGATCTACGCGGACTAGGAATTGAGGGTTTGCAGTACATCAAGCTACTAGCAAACGCAACCCCACAGCAGTTGAAGAAGATGGTAAATGCATGGAAGGCTATGCAGGCGCAGATCAAGCGTTCTCAGACAGCTTCTATCGCAGATACCAAGGAATTCAACGCGGCACAGAAAGAACAGCTAAAGGAACTAACCGATACTGCGGCGCAGACTCTCCTAGATAAGTGGAACGAGCTAAAGCAGCGCAATATCCAGCAATTCGGAGAGTTGTTCGGTGGGCCTACCAATCTAGGTGATCGTATCGGACAAAGTTTTGATGATGCTATCAAACAGTACGACGATGCTGTTAAGGATTTCAACGATCAGATTGATGCCCTACTAGATCAGGTTAACGATCTGCACACACAGGCACTAAAGCAGCGCACAGAGGAACTAC